ATACGCCTTCAGGTTCTGCTTCAACAGGGGCACATTTGCACTTGAGCATTGGTAAAGCTAATAAGGATTACAGCAACCCGAATATTCATTTGTCTGCTTATGAAGATTTGATTGATCCACTAAAACACATTTTGGCTAACAAGGGGTAATTATGAAATCAGTTGGAAATGTTCTTCTTAGAGTTCTCGCAACTTTTGTTGCTTCAGCCCTGGGCGTTATTGGAGCAGGATCTTTAGGTGGAGTCGCACCTGCAACTGCCGCTGCTATCGGTGGAATTTTGGCTGTCGCTAAAGTAATTGAAAAGTTGTCTTTGGCTTTCCTTGAAGACGGTAAATTGACTCAAAATGAAATCAATGCTGCTTTCCAACAGTCGGTGCAGTTGAAGAATGTGAAAAAAGAACCTAAGCCACAGTAAATGAAACTCAAGTTTCTTGGTGCAGTCTTTTTTATTTGGGTTTTCACTTTTTGGCCTTTGACTATCGTTAGGGCTGACCCTAATGGTTTGAAGCTTGAAGTTTTCACTTATGATCCGTCAAGCACCCCAGATCGCAGAGCGTATGATCTTTGTGCTTCAGCCGATGTTTCAGCACCTAACATTGATGCAGATTGGGCTGATGGGGTTGTCGCTAACTGCCAAAGCGATTTTGTGCTAATCCATTATTCGGGTTATATCACTAGCCCTAGAGATGGCTTGGTCAGTTTTCAATCTTATGCAGACGATGGTTTCTGGATGTCCTTCAATGATGTCCCCGTAATTGATGACTGGGTTTTGAAGGGCTGTTCAGGATCTAATGCAGTCGTTGGTATGACTGCTTATCAGTCTTACAAGTTTGATGCTTGGTGGTATGAATACGGGGGTGGGGCTTGTAATCGCCTTTTTTGGTGGAATGAGAACGGGCAAGAAATTGTGCCTGCTTCAGCCTTCAGCCAAGATGTTGTTGATCCACCTATGATTGTTGCCCCGTATTTGAATCGCCCTTTTTTGCTTGAAGGTGTTGTTGATGGCACGAATGTGGATTTGAGTTGGTCAAGCTTTATTGAAGAAACTCCGATTGAGAGTTACGCCATTTTTTGGACTTATGAAGATAATCCAGGGTGGGGCATTTCAAGCGTTGAGAGTTTAGCGACCATTGGGGGATTGCCGGAAGATACTGAAATCACTTTCAAGGTTCGGGCTGACAATAATTCTTTGGGTGTTTATTCAGAGTTTTCAGATCCGATTACTGTTCGCACAGGCTTTGATTTTGTGCCTAATCCTGAACCGACGGTGATCCCTGAACCCCCTGTGATTCCTGAACCCCCTGTTGAACCTGAAGCACCCCAGATTGACCCTGAAACGCCTTCTACGCCAGAGATTGAACCTGAACCTATCCCTAGTCCTGAACCGACACTTGAACCCGTAGAAACGCCTTTAGATACTGATTTGGGGACTGTTATCCCTGAAATGCCTTCACCACCAGAATCTAGGCAGGCAGTCATGGATGCTTTGATGGCTGAAGCTCAAGAAGATGACATTGAAATCCCTGCAGAGATTGCCAACATCCCAGTCCTTGGGGCAACAATTGTTGCTTTAACCGATGCTCTGAATTTTATGGGAAATGTTGGGGCTGACATGACCCCTGAAGTTCGTGCCAGAGCAGAAAAAGAAATCGTGGCAGCAATTGTGCTTACCCAGATCTCCCAGTTCTCTACAAGCCAAGCAGTTGCTTCAGCCCAAGCGTCTGCAAGCAGTAGTGGATCAGGTTCAACAGGAAGAAGGAAAAACTAATGGGATTCTTGAAAGATATTATCGGGCAAATCTGGACTTTGCTAGGCATGTTTATTGCATGGATTGTCCTTGAAGGGACTGCTAAGACCGTTATTGGGTATTGCATTATTGCAAGCGTTGGCGTTTGGGTGCTGACTTATCCTTTGCGGAAAGATGATGACTAAAGCTCACTCGCTTTTCTAAGTTTCTTCCTTTGCTCTGCGGTTGATCCACCCCAAATACCAAATTCTTCATACATGCCTACTTTTAGGCATTTAGCCATGACGGGGCAACGGAAGCAAATTTCTCTGGCAGTCTGTTCAGCAATTTTAGCCATTTGAAAATCTTGCCCATAAGTCGTTGATCTGAAATCTTCAGGGAAGAAAATGTCTGGCACTTGGACACATTCCACGCCCCCGTTATCCATGATTGCTTCCATAAGATCTAAAGTCAGGCGTTCCTGGGTCTCTTTGTCAGGTGTCATGACTATAGTTTAGGTATGAATGATGACAAAATAACGCAAACCCTTGAACACGCTGTGTTTCTCGGCAACTTTGAGAACAACTCCCCTGAATGGCATGAGCTAAGAAATCAAGCCGGAGTCATTTCAGGATCAGAAATAGGTGCAATTTTAGGCTTATCTCCCTTCACTTCGGCAGTAACTCTTTGGGCTGAAAAGACTGGCAAACTCCCTAAGCAGACTGTAGGTAATACTGCTATGCGTTTAGGGCAACTTGTTGAACCTGCAATCAGGGAATTGTATAAAGAGCAACACCCAGATCACTTAGTGCAGGAAGTTGGCACTTATGCTTCTAAAAAGCATGATTGGATGCATGCTAATCCTGACGGCATTTGCTTAGACGAAAAAGGTGAAGCTTATGTTCTTGAAATCAAGCACACATCCACTTATTGGGATTCCGTTCCAGAGCATTATCGTGCTCAAGTGTTCTGGTATATGGCTGTCTTTGGTTTGAAGCGTTCAGTCTTTGCAGTCGTAAATGCAGGTCGCTACAAAGAGTATGAAGTTCTTTGGGACGAATTTGAATTCCAGGCGATCTTCCATCGTGTCCTTGATTTTCGGTCAAGAATTTTTGCTGATCAACAGCCGGATTGGGATGGGTCAGAATCTACTTATGAAACGACTAAGGCTTTGTCTCCAGATTTGGAAGCCAGAGATGAAGAGTTAGGTCAATTAGGTGTAGAGCTTTTCAATGCTCAAACAAGATTTGATGAAGCAGAAACGCATTTGCGTGAAATGAAATCAAGGACTATTGCTGCACTAAACGGTGCAAAAAATGGGACAATTGATGGAGTCGTAGTTGCCACTTTGAGTCAAAGATCAGGTGGGCTTCCGTATCTAACAGTCAAGAAGGTAGGCAAAAAGTGAGTCAATGCAAAATTTGTTTGAGTCAAGAAGACATCGTTCATTCTGGAGTGGATGCACTCCTGCTTGGAATTGATGGTGCTGAAACAGGCACAAGATGTTATCCATGTGCAAATAAACAAAGGACAGAAGTGAGTAAAGAAATCAAAGGCAGTTCATTAGCTTTAGGCAACAAGGTCAGTCTTGTGATTAGAAATAAGGATGCTGTGGCCACAGATATTCAAGGTGAGATTACTGCCTTGCAAAAATTCAATGGTCAGATCTGGGTGCAAATTGCCGGAATTGATTCATGGATCATTCTGACCGATGCAGTAGAAATTGGAGTTCTATAATGGCTTATTTTGACTTAACCCAATATCAGACTGTCCAAGAAAGAGTTGATCTGTTTTGGCTAAAATTTCCGAATGGCAGACTAAACATTGAACTTGTTTCTTTCACAGAGAATCAAGTCATTTTCAAGGCAGAAGTTTATGCAAGCAAAGACGATGTTTATCCTTTGACTGTTGATTATGCTGAAGAACGCTTGGGATCTTCTCCAGTAAATAAAACAAGCTTTGTGGAAAATTGTGCAACTTCAGCCCTGGGCAGAGCAATCTCTGCATTAGGTGGAGAGTTCAGCCCTAAAGGTAAAAGGCCGTCAGTAAGCGAGATGTCTAAAGTTGAAAGATTAGGTCAGCCTGCTTCTTCCACAAAAAATTGGGGGGCAGCAATTGAGAACATTAGCGATATTGAAGGCTTGAGATCTCTTTACAATGAAGCAAAGCAAAATAAAGTTTCGCCTAGTATTCTTGAAGCGATAAAGGAAAAGGCTGATGGAATCTCTGGAACTGCTAAGGGCAATTAGTGTCTTGCAAGCCAATATTCTGGAGCTAAAAGAGTTGGCTAGGGCTTTGGATTGCGATCCTATTCTTCGGGCTAAAACGCTTGGAAGGCTATCCGATCAGGTGAAAAGGCTTGAGATTCTGCAGAAAACCCCTAGATTTTAGGGGTTTTTTCTTTATCAAAATGAGATAAAAAAAGCCCTTTACATTCGTCTATTTAGGGCGATTTTGCTACAGTTTATGTATCAGGCAACAAGGCTTGATAAGGACAAAAGGACAAAAAATGAAGATCACAAATAAGGCAATCGCTGAAATGCTAATCAATGCAGGAATTGAAAAGGCGATCTATAGAAACGCTAAAAAGCAACTTCCTGAAAATGCCGGATTCAGATTCCAGGCTTTCAAGAATGAATACCACAACCTGCTAAACATTTACGCTGCCCCAACAACTTGGAATGAAGAAGAGCAACTCTCAATGGTTGTTAAGATGGCCAAAGTTCTATCTGATGCAGGGCTTGAATTTCAGGTTCGTGAAGATCACATCACAATCACTCGCTAGAAGAAAGGACAAAACACAAATGACTTACACTAAAGAATCCCCTGAATGGTTGCTGATCAGAGCTAACTCAAATAACTGGTTTAGTAAAGAGAACCTAAAATTTTGGGGGTCAAAAATTTATTGGAATTCTCTCTGCAATTTTGACGGCAACTGGTATTTTATTACTGCCGAAGATAACTTTGACAGAAGCGAAAAGCTTTTCAGTATCAGATCAGTTTCACCGAAATTTGATTTTGAAACTATTGAATGGCAGACGCTGAATGATCTTCCTGCTGCCCGAAAGCGACTAAAAGAATTAACTGCTACTGAACCTTGCGTTTATTGTGATGCTCCAGTTGCAAAGGAAACTTGGGAAGAAGAATCATACATGTGCCTAAACTGCTCTAATGATTTTTATGATCACAAAATCAATCCCTATGACCAAAGCACTTGGCCTAAATTTCAAAAAGCTTCAGCCAATGCCTAAACTCAAAATTGGTAGTTTGTTTTCGGGTTATGGTGGGCTAGATCTTGCAGTCATGAATCTGCTTGATGCCGAAGTCGCTTGGCATTGCGAGTGGGAAGATGCTCCGGCAAAGATCCTTGAAAAGCATTTTCCAGGCGTTCCAAATTATCGGGATGTCAGCAAAGTTGATTTCACATCGCTTGAACAAATAGATATTCTTACAGGGGGTTTCCCTTGTCAAGATCTTTCTTTAGCAGGTAAAAGAGCAGGCTTGAAAGAAGGAACAAGGTCAGGGCTTTGGCATGAATTCGCTAGAGCTATTGAAGAACTAAAACCTAGATTGGTGGTAATAGAAAATGTCCGTGGATTACTCTCTGCAAAAGCCGATAACGGAATGGAATACAGCCCTGAAGTATTGGCAGACCTTGGAGCAGAACCTGTTTTCACAGCTATGCAGGCCGTTCTTGGATCGCTTACCGATCTCGGGTATGATGCGAAATGGACGGGTGTTCGTGCTTCCGATGCAGGGGCAGCACACCAAAGATTCCGTATTTTCATTATTGCGTTCCCCCAAAGCGTCTGAAGGATCAGGTGGGGCTATCGGTGAAGCCGAAGCTTTGAAGCGTGGCAATACTGTTGGGGTTCGTGATCAGGTCATGGATTTAGTTTCTGGGCAGGGCTTGAAGGTGTCTCGTGTTGCAGATAACCCTAATTCTGGGGGGGGGCTTGAACTGATGCCAACTCCTAAAGCTTTAGATGGGGTGAAGGGTAATTTGAAGAGTTCT